CATGATATAGTACCTTCTCATTTTAGTTTCGGTTTTTCAAATCAGAGGTTTTTGTGGTTTCCTCTATTTGATGATACCATTTTATCAAACAAATTAGGTTCTGTATATAGTTTTTTTCATTTTTTTCAAAATTTTTTATAGAGAAAAAAAGGGAAGCCGAAGCTTCCCAGATATTTCTCATTCTCTCATTCAGTGAGAACTTTTGCAAATGTATTCAGAACCTGCCTTCCTTTTATAGACATCTTGTCTGACATGACATTTGATACAAACTCACGAATCAATTCCTTGTCAGACGCTGGAAGATCGAATGGATCAGCCATGTCAGTGAGGTCTTTAAGAAACGAATTCTGTTTTGACATTGCAACAGGAGTTGGTTTAACTACGGGAACATCGCCACAAAGGGAGAGCCAAAGCTCTTCCCAATAAAACTCTTCCAAACTATCGTCGTAAAGTCCAAAAGAATTGCTAAATGCTTCAATCTTTTGATTTATAAAATCGACAATGTAAACCAGATTCTTAAATTTTCTTGCTTGGATGTAAATCCGAGTAGGGAGATTAATATGCTTAAGACGATACTTATACAGATGCTTTGCGATATGTGCTGCATCTTTCTCAGTAAATTCTCTAGATAAAAGGAAGGTGTAAATCCTATCATTCAAATTAACGATCACACGAAACTTATGATCATAGTACGGGTCAGTGGAGACACCCCAATAATTAGAGTTACCACGGTTATTCACAATCCCAATTCCATCATAATCAATTGTAGCTTTTCTCATAAACATATTACCTCGTAGTTGTTTAATAGACAGGTTTTTCTCAACCTGTAAATCAATCATACTACAGTTTTCAAAATCTGTAAATGGAATATAAGAATTTTTATGCGTTGTGACCGTAACGACTATTAATCGCAGCTGCATCAGGGTCAACTTCTTCATCGTCAAGCGGCTCAAGATCAAACATATCTTCCATGTATGCATAAGCAGTATCGTAATCTTCAACATTCGCTGTTGTGAGTACACCACCGTTGACATCATAGATCGTAACAGTTGTCATCAGAGTAACTTCGTCTTCTTCAATATCGTAGTACTCAGCTTTATCAATTAGGTCGTCTGTAAACTGAGCATCGATTGATTGAATTGCTTCGTTGATCTCTTGGTGTTCTTTAATTGTAATAGTCATTGTCTTATCCTGCTGAGTTTAGATATTGTTCTAAATTGTGTTTGCCTGTGAGCTTTTGATTTCATAATATCAACTCCTTTATTTATATATACTTCATATTCATTTGTTTCAGAGCTTCTTCAATATCCGATATTCGTTTTAGAAACGCTTCAACTTTTTCAATCTTCTCATATTCGTCAATGAATCCCCGAAGATCTTCACTACAATTAGGACATTTGTAAACGCCCGACAGAATCTCAACTTCTGTCGGGCTATCAAAAATTGCTTCATTACAGTTTGGACACAAGTGCCAATAACCCATTCTTCACCTCACTTATATGAAAATTCATCCATGTCAGATTCTTCAGGCATATCCATTTCGTCGGCTGCATACAGTTCAGCGTGCTTGATATGCATGATTGCTCGAGCAACATCGTCAATAGGATCGTGATGCTTGAATCCGTTTAGTGTTCCTTTAGGCAATGGAACTTTTGTTACATCATGTGATACCATTAGACCAGAGATATAAGAACGAATGTCTCGCTGATCCCAGAATGGAATTGGGTAGAAAGCTTGATTCTTAGACCAATCATCTAGATCAGAATCATCTTTGAACATCAAAAGGATATTACCCAGAATAGGAAAATCAAATGACTGACCTCGAACATATCCTTTAGTACCTTTAGTGACACTTTCTCGAATCAGAGCATGTTTAAAATCTGTAATAAACTGTCCTAATTCAATATCATCTTTTGTTGGTTCAAACTGAGACTTACGAACTTCTGGGTCTTGTTTATCCCACCAGTCCAATGTACGTGGATCAATGATACGACCTCTTTCGAGCTGATGATTCAACTCAAATTTCCAGTAGTATGCTTTTTCACGATAAGTCTGAAAATCTTCAAGCTTATCTCTGTCGTAAACAATCAATGCACATGATAGTACGACTGCATCTGGTGATTGAGCAACGGTTTCAAAGTCAAACGAAAAATCTTTCATGATTTATCCTTCTTGCATTCTTCATTACATTCATCTTCAATGATCCAGTTAGCAAGAGCTCCTGAGACCAAAACAAGAATTGCAAAATGAGTTCTGTTTTCTTGCCACAACCAAGTCCATGATCCTTCAATAACAAAATAACCGCAATGAATTACTAGCAATATAATTGCAGTCAATGCTACAACAGAAGCGATATAGATAATCAATCCGCTAATGGCTCTAACTATTGGCATTTGAATCTCCAATATAAGAAGGAGGAGAACGTTAATCCTCCTCCTTCTTCAATTTACCTTTTAGATTTTTTCTTTGAGTTGAATTCTATTTCGTGGCGATGGCGACGATTAACATCACGAACATGTTTTGCCATCCATGCACGCTGGAATGCATCTTCCGGACCACCAATGTTTTCGTACAGAAACCCTTTGTCATCTTTCTTCTCTGTAACAAATCCTTCGATAGTCTCAAAACGATTGATCCAACCGAGACGATTCTCAGACTTACGTGGACCACGATGATGAATATTCTTCAGAGCTTTTTTAGCATGCTCATCATTAGGCTGTCTAGCAAGATGTCGATTTAAACGCTTCTTGCGATTTGCTTCATAGTTGTAGCTTGCATAATATTGCTTTTGAGCTTTACCGTCACGACCTTTCTGATTAGACATTCACTTTCTCCTTAATGGACTTTTACAAGTCTTGGTTGCTGCTTTTCAATATCTACCTGTCTAGGCATATGATTAATTGTAACCCAGAAATATTGCATACCAGTTTTCTTTTCCCATTCAATCATTTTGGCAATTTCTTCACGAGCATCTTGGATATTAAGACAAACGACATAATCGTTGTAACATACTTTATCAAAGTCGTTTTCTCTTGCTCCATAAAGATGAGCTAATACACTCTCCTCTTCAGCTTGAGTTTTAATGAGTTCTAAATTCTTTGGATTGTATCGAACAATATGAGTGGCATATCCGCTTCGATGAATGACAAAATTAGTATTAAGCTTGACACTAATCAGTCCATCATCTCTAATATTAATAACACGACCTTTGGATTGATTAGTCTCAAGAGTTTCATTATTTACTTTTACAATATCACCGTAATTAAACATGTTCTATTATTTCCTTTCATGATTCATGACAAAATCTATTATAACAGTAATTTTCTAATCTGTAAATTTTATTGAGAATTTTTATTCATATATGTAATTTCTATCGTCGCATCTCATTTTAAATTTGTAACCTAATTCTTTTAAGAATTTATCAGATTTAAGAATATCTTTTTCTGATAAAAGTTCAATAATAATTTTAGGCTTATCTCTTTTTAACATTTTAGACATTCCTTGTAGAACTTCTAATTCATGTCCTTCAACGTCTATCTTAATAATATCGATATTCTGATAGTAAAAGACGTAGTCACCTTGCTTGATAGGACGTCCTATCACGTCCTTTGCAGTTTTCTCATCTGTCATCAGTGATGGCCTTTGATCTCTCCCTTGCGAGCGTCTTCGATCGCGTCTTCCATGAGCATTACGATCTGTCCAGTAGCATCGTATCCCATGTCACGTGCACGGTACTCTTCTAGCCCACTTGGTGAACCGTGTAAGTGTCCGTGAAAGTGAAGTGCGCCGCGGTACATCTGGTTCCACTCCATTATAGGATAGTGAAACATCACTAGCTTGCGCTTATCCCACTGTATCTCAAGGTACTTGTGAACTTCTTCAAAGCACTCACGAAAATTCTTGTCCTTGAGCTGCTTTACGTCGTGGTTGCCTTCGACAAGTATCTTGCGGCTGTTCATTCTATGAAGGAACTTTGCAGCCTTGTCACCTGGCATAAACGCAATATCGCCTAGGATATAAACAAGGTCCTCTGGGTTAACAGTGGCATTCCATGCCTTAACCATATTCTCGTTCATCTGGTTAGTAAGGAATTCCCACTCGCCCTGATTAGCCTTCTTTAGCTGCTTTTCGTCCAAGTTCTGGTACTCTGAATAAGCAGCATGAATCTCTTCAACAGTCAAAGAATCAACGGCTAAAGCCTTGTCCAGTCGGTCAGCATCAACTAAGTGACGGCGTGTCTTAGGACAGAACTTCATAATGTTCTTATGTCCAAAATGTAGCTAAAGGTCTGATGTTACAAATGTACGCATCAGACCTTCCTCCTTAGCTGCGCCTGGCAGCTTGTTATTAGTGTTAGACATTTTTCTCGTTCTTTCTAATCTTCGATTCGATTTTGCCACAGTGAACACATTTTTTATAAACAAACGGTTCGCCTAGAAAGTTTGAAACATAAAAGCCGGTGCGAGCGTCGTGCTGTTTATACCAGTCACCGAACTCGTGCTGTTCGCACTCTTCTTCTACACGTCGGATCAGCGCACGGTATTTCGCATTCAACCGTTTGCGCTCCCTGCGCATACGCTGTTCCAACTTTCCCTTGCGATGCTGTAAGCTCATTCCTCTTCCTTTTCAATTTTAGCCAATTCTTCTTGTAGGTCTTTTTTCCTAGAATTCATATCAAAATCCTCAGTTGGTTATATGGTGGGTGCGGAAGGACTCGAACCTTCAACCTGCTGGTTAAAAGCCAGCTGCTCTGCCAATTGAGCTACGCACCCTTGTTCACAAAACTGCTCTGTCCATTATTAATGAACACGTAAAATGGTAGTAGGGGAAAGAATTGAACTTTCATCTGTCGGTTATCAGCCGACTGTACTGACCGTTGTACTACCCTACCAGAATGGCTGACAAAGTTTGGAATCTCGTCTCCTCTCAGAGGTCAGGCATTAAAATTGTAACAATATACTTTACATTTCACATAAAATTTAGCAAAATGTAAAGTATATTGTTACAATCTGGCAGAGATCGGTGGAATTGAACCACACCCGTTTCCAGACGAATCGCTTAGCAGGCGATCTTTAGCACCAGCTAAAATTACTCTCTATAATATAATTTTCTTTATTAAATTGGTCAGGACGGTAGGACTCGAACCTACGACCACAAGCTTCCAAAGCTAGTGCGCTACCATCTGCGCTACGCCCTGATTATTGGCGCCCTAAACGAGATTCGAACTCGCAACATTCTGCTAGACAGGCAGATACCATTCCCAGATGGTCCCTAGGGCCTTTAAAAATTGTGCATTAAGATTCCGCCACGATGCCAGTAACACACGCCGTTTGGACTCTCACCATGCTACATCGCTATTGTCTTGTGGTTTTGCCGGAAGAGTTTGTGCCATTTTCCTGAGCGAAACCTTAAGTACACTGAACAGGTGTCACCCTGTCCTTTTACAGACAGCTGCCCGTAAAATCAACAATTTGGTGGACGCCGTAGGAGTCGAACCTACACAGCTTTCGCCTCTGGGTTACAGCCAGATATCCTCGCCACGTGGTTAGTGGACGTCCTTAAATTATTAAACTATAATACCAAAAAAGCCTGTTTAGTAACAGGCTTTTAAGTAGATATTAAATTACACGTTCATCTAGTTAAAAGCCTTTAACCTCCGAAAAGCGATCATCTGCTTTCTTTGGATATGCACAACTCAACCAAGGGTTGCTATTATGCATCCCAGGCTCTACTGCAAATTTTTCGATTGAGTTGTGCGTAAACATTTCTTTATATCCTAAATGAATTTCTTTATAAAATCTATTTATCTATCTTACTAGAGAATTAAGAACTTTTATTTTCTATATTTTGAAACATCTGCAATTGCATCAGAACTATTTTCATAATCATCAGCAAGTGGCATGCCATCTGGTTCCAAAGTAATCTTTCCTTCTGAACCAAGCAGCACATATAATCTAGCAATCATATATGTTTCTTCGTTATCATTATAAACAACAAAGATATATACATGTTCATTTTTTTGTTGGTCATATCCAGCATAATCAATAAAAATCGTATTTTTTGCAAGATTATCAGTATATCCTGCATTTTTATAAAAAGAAAATAACTCGTTCTTTTTAAAAGGATTGCGGCCTTTTTTTAGCTTCTTAGCTTCGTTAAGATGTTCTTTAAATGTTCTCATTATTTTTCTCCGATTTCTCTTATTTACCTATACATCATTTGAGATAGATTGCAAGAGGTTTTGATTATTTTTATCCTGTGCTGTTAAGCACATGATTATTTATTGGTGCCCAGAGTAGGACTCGAACCTACGACCTTCTCATTACAAGTGAGCTGCTCTAGCCAGCTGAGCTACGGGACTCTTTAACTAAAAAGCTTTAGAGCTTTGAGATCTTCACCAATATCACTTTCATGAATGGGACCAATCCCCAGGCAAGTTATGGTTGGCTCACTAAAAACTGTAAAGCCAGAATCTTTGACCAGGCTGACTCCGCATACTTTTTTGTACGCTTCCAGAAGTTCAAAAAGCTCGGCATCTGTATCAACACGTACCGTGATCTTTCTTGCATGGTCGCTGTCTTTGTAGGCCTGCATGGCTTCTGGAAACCTTTTATCGGCATCCCATCCGGCGTGCACATAAGCATGACCGCCTTGAGTAATCATCTTTCCTCGAATGCCGTTCATTTTCTTAACGGCTTCCATGGACATCACGGCGTACATTTTATACATGTTTATTCCTTTTAAAGTGGCGGGGCGGACGCTCTATCCAACTGAGCTATGGGGCCATTTAAGCTGTAATTGATGGTGGGTTTTCAATGCCTATTTCTTCATAGGCCCTATGAAACAGTGGCCGAGTAAGGTCTCTTTCTTCATCAACTGAAATCAAACCCTTTACTGCCATTACGCCTTGGACAAACCCAAGCCATCTTGAAACTTTGTCATCCGGAGCGTCCGGTCTTTTTATGGCTTGCTCACAGAGACTTATTAGATGTCCTGGCGACGTTTTGTCGCCTCTATCTCCAGGGTCTGCCTCTTTCAGGATGGCAATGTATCTTTTGAAAATTTCGCAATGCGCCTTATAAAGAGGTGATTCTGTCACGTCGAGACCCTTGTGTTGGTAGCGGGAGAGGGATTTGAACCCCCGATCTTCAGGTTATGAGCCTAATGAGATGGCCAGACTTCTCTACCCCGCGATAATTTGGAGCGGACAGCGGGAATCGAACCCGCGTCATCAGCTTGGAAGGCTGAGGTAATAGCCCCTATACGATGTCCGCATGTGCAGGCAAAGTCCTGCATGAGTAACAACAGGTGTCAGAGCAATCACAGACGCAAGAATTAATTTCTTCATTTTATGTCCTCACTGATTTTAAATTGTTGCTCTGGGAACGAATTCCCAGAGACTATCCCGTTCTGTTTCCAAGTGGGATTAGTTCTCAGAAGAAATTAAGCCGCAGCTCGAACTTCTTCAAAAGTGCTATCATTAGCAGCATTTACTTTATTGATGTGTTTAGGTGTTTTCTGCACCAATGGTCAGCCTGCCTTCTCTAGCATTGTCGAAGCCTATGCGCCCCCATCAAATATACTCTGCGGGAAATCACTCTCTCCAAGTACTCAAATAATGAGTAGCGATTCTCGTCATCTACTGTTTTTACAACAGAGTATATATGGTGGAGGCGGTGGGAATCGAACCCACGTCCAACACTGATCTTGCTAGACATCATACCATTATATATGGTGCGAGAAGAGAGACTCGAACTCTCACGGGTTTTACCCCACTGGAATCTAAATCCAGCGCGCCTACCAATTACGCCACTCTCGCTTGAATAAAAAAGGGTGAACCACTATCCCCTAATACCTCGTGGTTAGCACTGTTGGAGTTTAACTGTGCTTTACCGAGTTTGCTACACAAAACTGGTACTAGAGGAAGGACTCGAACCTACAACCAAAGGGTTATCGACCCTCTGCTCTGCCAATTGAGCTACTCTAGTGTTTTTACAGTTCTATTTATCCAATACTCTTAACAAAATCATATATATTTCTTTTGCCTGTTATTTTTTTTGATATGCTTGTTAATTTCCTTTGAAAACTTTTCATATTAAATGCTCTCTGTTTGATATATAATTCTTTTTATTAAACAAATGTCATACAGTCTGACAATATACACTTAATTGGCACCCCTTGCTGGAGTCGAACCAGCCACTTCCGCCCAACGTTTTAAGTAGGAGTTTAGAAGACTCCTGTCGGGAACAAGGGGTATAAAATGGTACTCGGAGTGGGACTCGAACCCACACTGGAGGGAGTTTAAATCCCTTATCTCTGCCTAATTGGATTACCCGAGCATTTAATCTGAAAGCTATTACTGGGACGCTCTGTTCCCCTTAACAGTAATACGGCGCGCTTTCCGTATATGAGCAGCGACTTCTGCCAACGCCTCAGTAATAACTCTCTTTAAAATTGGTCGGGATAGTAGGATTCGAACCTACGACCTTTCGCTCCCAAAGCGAACGCACTACCAAGCTGTGCTATATCCCGTATTTGGTGGGCCTGGGCGGGTATGATCCGACAACCTGCCGATTATGAGTCGGACGCTCTACCAATTGGCCCACACAGGCAAATCTTTACAATGTTGCATTAATCGTAGCTGAAATACTTTCTCCACGTTTAAGCATTTGATAAGCAGTGTCAGTGATTGGTAATTGATGAAATCCTTGATCAGTTAATGAAGTAACTTTAATAGACCACTTCTTAAACTTTTCAGCATCACCTTCGCTGAGTTCAATACATGCTTCAATCTTTCCGCGAAAAAAGTTATTCATAATATATTCCTTTCAGTTTTCACTAGTTGATATATACTATTATATCAAGTATTATTCATCTGTAAACAGTTTTAAAGAAAGTTGTTTAAATTCTTTATCACAAACTCTTCGAAAAGTGTCACACGGCTCAGGAATAAGAAACGATGTAAAGTTGATTCCCAAACTGCTTTCTGATCCGTATTGAAAATACTCAGACACAACTTTCTGCAGAGTGTAGTTTGCGAATCCTATTAGGATATAGCGATCTTCTTCTGCTGTGAACACTGCATTTAGCTCATCAATGTACATCGCTTTAGCTTGGCCACATTCACAAACTCGTACTTTCTTTTGGGAAAGAGTGACTATTGATTGGCATTTCAAACAAAAAATCAATTTCATAATAAAAGTTCCTCTAAAATTTGGCATGCATCAAATCCAATTCTTACACACCATAAAATAAAAATTGAGATAATGCACAAGAGAAGATGAAAAACATGACTCATCACCGCTTCTGCTTTATTGTATAATGTCTCTACAATAAACATAATTATGATCCTTTAATGATACCATTGTCTATTATTTATTCAATTAACCTTATCAATTAGAGTATTTAGATTCATAGTTATGAATTCTTTCATTTAATTCAAGCTCTTCATAATAATCACTGATACTCATTACACAACAACTAGAATCTAGTTTACTCTTAACTCTTTTATTGTAGATTTTATAAAATTCTAATGCTGGTGACCGAATATGATAATATTCGTCTATAAACTTAGCAACAGCAGCACTGCGAGAAACACCAGCCCAACAGTGAACAATAAAATTCTTACCTTCATGTTCAATGATAAAGTCAGTTAAATTTTTTGCTTGTTCATTGCTTATACAATCTTCAAACTCTGTGTCTTTAAATTCAAGAAAAATTGCATTTTTGCAGTTCGTATACAATTTTACTCCAACTTCAACATCTACACGTTCAGTATCATAATCACTAATACTGATGATAGCAAAACTATCATCGATGTCTTCACCTTGATTTTTAATCATTCGAATAAATTCATGACGACCCATAAAGTTAACTGTGGTTTTCATATGTTAACTTCCCACATTTGGGTATTATCCATTCTTTTTACTACAGTACGAATGACATGAACTGCAGCACGATAAGATTTGGTTGGTTTATCTTCTTTCATGAAATGAGTACGCATACACATATTGATGACAGCAGTCAGTGATCCATTCCAAGCAACATACTTACTCGTATTTGAATTTTCTCCTAGAATGATTTCTGCTGCAGCACGAACATCATCATTCGTGATAATAACATTTGCACTTGTTTTTACTTCACTCATACTTCACTCTCTATACTCGATCTTCGGCACGATGTCAATGATGTTTCAATTGAACAGTTAGTTAAATCTATACTATTTATCTTTAAGTCTTTGGCTAAACAAGAAAAATTCTTTATCCAGTGATCAGTATCTTCAGCATTTCTTCTGTACTTAGTCTTATCATGATCTCCAAACCAATGAGCTTTTCCATACGTATGCTGATGATCGTAACCTATCAGAATAATCTTCTTGGCTCCGAAAAGATATGCGAGGTTAATCGCAATATAGCCAGAATTTCCACCATGATGAACTTTTGTTAGACCTAACCCAGACTGTTGAAAGTATCCAACTTCATTAATAGGAATGGAATATTAGTGAGGACGTTTCTTTTTGAAGTGTTGACCTATATCTTTAATTGTCCAAAGCTCTGTATATTTTGGGTCAATTGTATCAATGACATCGAGATAATTATTGTACCACCAGACAATGTCATTTACAACAATGATAGGATGTTCTGATTCTTCTGCTATTCTAATCTGTTCATCTGTTAAACTTGGACCGCTTGCAACACAGATGACAGTCTGGTCTTTAAATCTTTTATCCATAGAAGTCCCTATAAAGCATTCTAACACCATTGAATTTATAGATGATTGAACATACATATATTATCTCTAAGTAGTGTTAGAATGCTTGCTACACCTTAGAACAAACCGATACCTTTACAGTCATTCTCATAAAATTCATGAATACTTTCATCAACAATAATGTCTTTCTTTAGAATTTTATCGAACAGAGCAAGACCTTCAAGTGTCCTCATGCGAGACAAAGCAACGTATGTCTGGCCATGACAGAATGCACCATTACCTAAATGAATGATTCCGTGATCCAAAGATTGCCCTTGACATTTATGAATCGTAGCTGCCCATCCGTGTTTTAGCGGATATTGAGTATACGAGCCAACAGGATACTGATACAAACCCTTATCTTTGCTTGCTGCATATTCCTTTTCTTCCCAGCGATACTTTTCAACAAGAATCTTAGACTCATCGTGTTCAAGAATGACTTCAATCTTATCTCCGACGAATCCAACAACATATCCAGTCTGGCCATTCTTAAAGTCATCATGATTTGCTGTAAAGATAATCTTTGTACCGAACTTCAGCTTCAGATCAAATGGAGATGGCTCAGCACCGAACTTACCTTTCTTAGCGGCAGTAAAGACTTTTTCTTTTTCGTCAAGCTCTTGATAGTTCTGTTCATTGATTGCATTTGCTGCTTTGTTGGTTGTGCATAGAAACACAGGGTCTTCATCAAGCACTTGCTCTTTATTTTCCAGACCAACATTATTGAAGAAGCTAACTGACTGTTCCCAGCCTTGAACTTTATTACGAATCTTCATGAGATTACTGATAAAGTCTACATCATTTTGTCTCATGATCTTGTCTAACGGACAATGCTCAAACTGAGCTTCAGACCATGTTGAATCAGTAAATGCAAATGGAGAATCAAAATGTTCGTCGAAGAATTTCTTATCTCGTGGTGTTAGAACTGGTGATAGTTGATAAAAGTCACCAACAACAATGATTTGCAAACCGCCGAATGGAGAATGCTTTAAGCGACGAATCTTGCGAAGCTGTTGATCAATTGCTCGAAATAGATCAACTCGCACCATCGAAATTTCATCAATGACAATACGCTTTACTGGACCGTCTTTGTCAAAGACTTCACGAGTCGATTCATTGATCTGGCCGTGATCCTTTTTCCAAAGAACATTGAAAGGAAATTTGAATGTTGAGTGAATAGTAGCGCCGTCAATATTTAGAGCAGCAATTCCTGTAGGAGCTAGGAATACGGTTGATTCACCAAAATGTTTACGAATATGGTTGACTGTTACAGATTTACCAACACCACCTGGACCATCAATAAAAATATTTTTGCCTTCAATTACTTTCTTAGTAATTGCCAATTGATCTTCATTTAGTTGCATGTCTTCTCCATTTATAAAAGTGGTGGGCCAGCCTGGATTCGAACCAGAGACCCGTTATTTGGTGGTCCTTGCCGGACTCGAACCGACATTTCTCCAATTATGAGTTGGGGGTTTTATTCCTGTTTAAACTAAAGGACCGTTATACATTAAATCATTTATATCAATTTCATCTAGTTTATAAATTAACGATGAATCTATTATATATAAATCCCCACTAAAGTAAAACCATTTCGCCTCATCCCTGTCTGTTTTATACCCCTTAACTTCAATATAAAGGCCCTTAAATAGGGTTGAATTTAATCAACCCATATAATTAAGCTGCTTTATTCTTAACATTACCAATTGAGTACTTGGATTCAAAAACCCATGACTCACGTTCTTTATACTTGACTACCTTCAAGCGACGTGGAGAACAAATAGGACGCTCAGCATTATCAGTGATTGGCTTGATGAGATTCCAATCAGTGAGATATTTTACAATAAGATTACGACGACCGACGTCTTCTTCCGAAAGTTCAGCAGCCTTACCGTCTAATGCAAAGAGCTCCTTAAAGTGGCAAATGTAGTATCGTCTTTGCTTGTGCAAGATGTGAGCTGTCTGAATCAATGACTTAGTGTCACGCTTTGGTATACCCATACGCTCGAGAGTTTCTTTTACTTTACGAAACCCATCTTCAGGAGAATCAACGAAATTGATTTCAACCATATTAGACAAAACTACTTGACGATCAGTGCGAGTATCATACTTCATTTTTTACCACCTTTACTTTTAAGTGTTGCTTCAATTTGTTTTACTTCATCTTCAGTCATTAGATCAAGATATTCAAGAGCACGTTCGTTTCCAATAGCGTATTGCTCTTTGATGTAATTTATAACATCGACATTACGATTTTCTTGCTTTGCCCACTTTCCATAGCGCTTCTTTGCATCGATTGAATAGAACATAAAATCATGATGCATTTCTTTGCTAAGAGATGGTCGTTTGTTCATTTCATTTGCTAACATAATTGTATCAACATGCTGGCTGAATGCTTTATTGATCATAAACGGTGCATACACAGCAGCAGTATCATCATTAAACAAATATTTCTTGTCTGACGATATATCGTTTACGAGATCAAACAGACCAATCTTTCGTTCTTGCTTTTCGTCTAGCTTTCGTTGCTTAGCCACGATTACTTAAACTCCAAGGAAGTCATCATTTCTGTGCACATTGCAGCTAAGTGCAATTCTTTACTAGCAACAGATGAATCGTACCGCTGATAATCTTCTAGGATCATAATAGCATCTGGAATCGAAGATGAATCAACCCACTGCTTTAAAGACTTAAAGATATTTTCGTACATAGACGAAGTATCGTTGTCTTTGTTATCCTCTGCCCATTGAAGAGCCTGCTTAGCTTTCTTGTTACGAATAGCTTCGATGAGAGCTTCGATTGAGACATCTTCTAATGTCATCAGAACGCCTTCATCAATTTTACCATGTCGAGCATACTGTTGAAGAGTACCGAGAATTTTTCGATTATCTGGGAACAGTTTCTGTACGACACTAGCAATGACACGTTCTTCATACTCGACTTTTTCCATGTCAAGAATGTCAACTACTCGCATAAACATTTTAGCTTGCATCTGTTCCAATTCTTTCTTATCAGCATTGAAGTCAACACCAACGAATCGAGAATGGAGAGCAGGAATGATACGATTCGGATAGTTCGCAGTCATTACGATTGAACATGACTTTGAATATTCCTCAGCAGCATTACGCAAAGCAGCTTGTGTACCAGGTAATAGGTGGTCGGCCTCATCTAGGATAAAGCATTTACCATTTCCTGACATTGACACTGTACTTGCAAATGATGCGATCTTTTCTCGAATAACATCTAGACCTCTTTCATTCGAAGCGTTTACGATCATGTAGTCGAGATTAAGTTCTTTACATAGAACACGAGCGAGGGTTGTTTTGCCCGTGCCTGGACCACCATAAAACAAACAATTCTGAATATGACCTTCTTTGATCATACTCTGAGCTTCTTTCATAGTAGAAGTTTTGAGAATACATTCTTTCAGATTCTGCGGGCGATACCGTTCAACCCAAAGTGATTCATTCTGTAGCGATGTTACAGCCATTTAATATACTCCGTCATTTGTTTGGTGCGGAACAGCATTATATACCATTCTGCACCATCATGTATAATGTATTAAGAACCGTACTTGGAATTCGCATTAAGAGCGATCCAGAATTCTTTACCGCTCTCAGCTTTTACATTTGAGATTTTCTTTTCGGAGATGGTGAAGTCAAGATCACCTTCGCCAAGCAAGACAGGGATATTCTGTTGATCCAACTTGTAGAACATTTCAAACTCAGTGTCACCGTCCATCAGTTCGATAGAAAAGTTATTGGTTTGATTGTCATCACCGTTATTTTTGTTGAATGCAGACAGAGTGATCGTTTCACCGTCACATACGAATCCAACAAAGTCGAGCTTCATTGTCTGTGCTGCTTTCATAACAGATTGAAACTGATCTTTAGTCACGGCGACTTCGATGTCAGATGAAGGCAGCTTAGGCACTTTATCAACATACGATGTTACAAATTGTGGATCAGCATCAATATATCGAAGCTTCTGAGTTCCATCTTCGGATTTGATCTGAACGTATTTGTCATTTGAGAAATCAAGGATAGGTTTGTCAATGATTCTAACAACAGACAGGAATTCGCGAAGATCATAGACATAAAAGTCACGAGGAAACTCTTCTTCGATATTAGCATGCACAAGCAAGCTATTATCAGTAGACTTAACTTTCAGTGTATTCTCACTTTTTACAAACTTGACACCTTGATTGACTTCATAAAGCTTCTTCAGTGTATCGGTTGTTTCTTTGCTAAGGGTTAGTGTCATATCAGACATATATTTCTCCATAAGTTAATTCGATTCATATACATTATAACATGAATCTATTTGTATTTCATTTATTAAAGTAAACTTTCTTTGCTTTCACCGTAATTGACTTCTCAGTAAAAACTTCAAGACCAACTAACTCTCCACCATATACTACGCCTCCATCAACGTTAAACGCTACATTTGTTGCGATCTGATCTTCAATTGGGGTATAGTTCCAATGCTGGTGACCATGAACAGCTTTCCATTCATAAGCACCCAATGTAGTACGATCATAAGGTTCATTTCTTGTACAGCAGCCCCATGCGTTATATGTAAAGTTTAAAGACTCAACTCCTTTGATTGGAGAATGAGACAGTAAGATCTTTTCAACATCATAGTTTATTTCTACTGCATTTAACGACTTATCCAAAATCTCAAGGATAGACTCTTGATCTTCAGTAGATAGTCTAGCCATACGATCATGTGATTCCCTTCTTGCTAAAGAATTACATCTCTTTAATCCTCTATATTCTAACAAGAAATTCAACTCATGATTTCCAGTTAAAGTAACAACATCATACTTCTTTACGACATCAAACACTTCTTTGAAATAAGGTCCACGATCAATTAGATCACCAACCTGTACAATTAAAGGGTTTGTGTACTTTAATGTGATCAATGCACATAGCTCTTCAAATTCTTTTGCACAACCATGTACATCACCAATAGCAATAACTGGACGATCATTGCCATTGATGAGCATAGCACCTGGCATTATTGATTTCATCCTGTCTTTAAATTTCACAGATCACCTCATAATTTTGATCGACCTCAATGAACTTACAAAGGTCACTATAAAATGCTTCTTCCATAAAGCGTGGACGACAAGATTCATACCGCTCAAAATGCTTGTTGATAACACCTTCTGGAATAAGCGGTACTTTTTTCTCAAGATGTCTAATCTCATTTCTTTGATGCAACTCTTCAAGCGAAGGAGGAGCAATCGAAATAAAGATATACGGAACATGATACTTTTTGCACATTTCAACAACAGCAGAAGCGTCTTTGAATCGCAAGTTTGTAGCATTGTAAATAGTGAAGTCTACTTTGTTAGCTAAACGAAAATCGATGATGCCGTGCATTGTATCAAATACTTGCTTATTGAACTGTTGAACACTCATTGTTCCACACAACATTTCTCGAAAGTTATCTGACGAGAATACATGATTAGGATTTTCAAAGTGCTCAGCAATAAACGTGTCCTTCCCTGAACATGTTGTAGCTCTCATAATGAACATCATAACATTTACCTTTTAAAGTGCGTTATAAACGACTTCCTCTAGTTCTTTAGATATTGTGTCATATATATTAGATGATTCTTTTACATATTCAACAAAATCATTTCTTAATGTTTTATCAGCAACAACATCGATGCCTTTACCTTCTATGATAGCAATTATATATTGTCTCTGACGAATTGTATATAGAGATTTTGTAAATAGCCACTTACGATCTTCTGAGGTAAAGTTATCCTGCTTATCAGCTATGAATCCATATACTTCTTTATGATCAACAACATCAGACAGATACCAGTTTTCATGTCTATTAGTGATAACACCGATTGCATCATTCGCCATTTCTTCAGGTAGCTTTTCTTGCATCAATTTGATACCACCTTTAACATACATGTTAAGTATCTTCTCTGGTGTTAAGTCTTTCTTAAAACGATTCTTCCAGTACTCATCAGTCTTAACTTTGACGCGATCATTGTTAGTCAAGAATCGAATGACATAACCTTCACGATCAGTATGTTCTTTCCACATTTTAGGAGTGCCATCCATTTCATCATACTTTTCAATGATAGGGCATCTAATGAATTGAGCAATGTTATACATTTGATCCCATTCACACTCTACCCATGGCTCATCTTCAAGTGTAGTGTTATTATGCTTCGAATGAACGACTGCACTTTTAACAAACTTTTCACCTAGCTGATCATAGTCGTATCCAAGATTAACCGCTGCACCCAATAGAACAAAACAGTTTTCTTTTCCATACTGTTCTACTTGTAGATCATACATTGAATGCTTATCATGAGCAACAATAGCCTCAAACATCAATGTGCAATTTGGCATAATGTTAACTAACTTGTCAAGCTGCTCTCCATATAGAGAAACAAAAATCTTGATGTCATCATTCAACAAATCATTTTCTGGATTAGGTAGTGATCCTTTTGTTGAAAAAACAACATGCTGCTCGCCTTTACTGTCGACAAAATTGGACATGATAAACAGATGCCCGTTTGCTTTATCATATACATCGTACGGCTCTTCTTTCATACGACGCTCGACAATATCAGACTGTGTAGAATCAGCCTCATCAACATTGAAGATTTTCTTGAATGGATGATTAACTTTTACATTTTCAAAGTATAGTCGACCACGATGAGATATAGTTGTCTCATTCCACGAGTTGCGATCAAAGAAGCACTGCTTAGTGTAACAGAACAATCGATGGCCATGCTTATCTTCTGTCATTCGTAAGTTACCTGTACCACATTCAGCAAGTGCTTTTCTAAATTCACTTTTGCTCATTATACGATCTCCGTAAATCCTTGATTTAATTTAAACTGTATCTGATTTCTAAATAAATCTTGAAATTCATCAAATCTCTGAGTCACAACGAATATATTTTTATCGTTGAGCTTTTCCTTAAACAAATTCGTTGTATCTTTAACACCTTCAGCATCCAATGCTTCAAGTATCTCATCTAAAAATAACACATTTGACACAACACTATTTTTAATTGAAGAAATTTCCAGCAGAGCGAGCCATATTGCGAGGTTCACACGAGTCTTCTGACCAGTTGACAGATTGGACATAGTGAACTTCTCTTTGTGCATTGCTTTAAACGATTCTTTAAAATTTTCGTCAAGGACCATATTGATATACAGATTCATTGCTTGAAGATATTCGTTAATCTTCTTGTTCATCAGAGCCATATACTCTTTAATGATATCAGCTTTGATTCCGTCATCTTTTAACATACCACGAAGCTTCTTTAGGTCTTCATCCTTTTTAATTAACTTTTCTAGATCATTTCTAAGACCCTCTATCTCCTTTTCAATATCATTATAATAGGATATAGCAGTCTCTAATTTATCTGCACTAGAATCATTCTCAGAAGCTTTCTGTAATCTTTTGATTGCTGACTCTACTTCTCTAATTTTAAAATCAAGTTGATCAACTTCGATACGTAGCTTACGACGCTTTTCTTCTAGCTTTTCGTATTCTTCAACTTCAGCAATTGTTTTCTGCAGTTCATCCATCATTTCAGATACAGTGGACTGAACTTCAGAGACTTTGTGATCACACTCTTCTTTCTTTTCAGATTTCTTGTCTTCAGAAATCGACTGCTCGCATGTAGGGCAGTGATCATTGTCTTCAAAGAACGCAGCATTCTTTTTCGCCATATTGATCTGACTTTCAAATTGAACTGCTAGCTTTTCAAAATCAGACTTACGCTTTTTCGCTTTAGCTTGTCCGCTAATATCAATCTGATTAATTTGATCAATTAGCTTAAACTTCATGTTCTTATATTTCTGAGAAAGCTTTTGATTTGACTCAATCTCAACTTTTGATTTTTCCTGAGACTCATTCAATGAATCTTGAATTTCATTGATCAATTTTTGTTGACCAGCAATACCAGCATTCTTGATATCAATCTTATGCTCGGTGTTTGACATTTCACGATCATTTTCTTTGATGCGCTTTTTACAAACATCATTCATTTCAGAAAATATTCGTATATCAAGTATATCCTCAACAATCTTACGGCGATCAGCTGCACCCATTTCCATAAAAGGTACATACTTTTCTTTGTTAAGCAAGACTACTTGAGTGAATACCTTGTAATCCATTCCAATGATAAGCTCAAGAATTTTCTGATAGTCACGAGCATTTGCATTTTGATCTATCAGATTCCCGTCTTTATAGATTTCAAACTTCTTCGGCTTTTCACCACGCACGACATGATAGTCACTACCTCGTTCACTAAAGTCTAGCTTAACAAGAAGATTCTTACCATTAACAGAATTGATAGCAGCTTGTAGATTTGCACCAGACGGAAACTTACCAAACAACGCGTATGATAGAGCAAAACCTAATGTTGTTTTGCCTGCTCCGTTTGCACCACCAATAAGAGTACTAGAAGAACGATCCAACTGAATCTTAATAAAATTATTTCCAGTAGAACTTAAATTTTTGTAACTAATAGATGTAAACTTAGGCATTATTCAATTTCCTTCATTTTATCTCTAGCTTCTTGCTCTATATCTTTGAACATTGCATATAAGTTTTTGTCACCTTTGATATAGTCCTCAGCATAATCTTCAAATTCTTTTGTCTTCGAGTCTTCTTTTTCCTGCTCTTCAATCGAAGCATCTACATCTATTATTGTATTATCAATTACATCGAGAGTTAGAGGATTAAGTTTTTCAATTCTGCTGATTACTTCTTTCAGATCGACTCGCTTATACTCTTTATTGATATGAATACGAATGAACTGTTCATGACAGAAATCTTTAAGATCGGTATCAGACATGTTGAATAGATCATCTTCATGATACTCGAATTCTGTAAACGGATTGTAGATATTTTCAATCTGCTCGAATTCATCAGTGTTCGTGTCAAAGATATATACATACTTAGAATCATTAGCATCCATCCAGTTAAGATGAAACACTGATCCCATATATGATACGTTGCCGTATGTTGATGGATGGTGGAAATGACCTGAGATGACCATATAAAACTTCTTGAATTTTATTGGATCGAGTCCATGATCAGACAATTTTGAATTCTTGTACATTTTCATACCAGCGAATTCAAAATGACCACACAGTATATGATTCTTATTTGCAAAGGATGCAACTTCAGAAAGTAGATCGTTTTGATTCTCATCATTGATCCAAGGACATAGGACAAATGTTTTTGATTCTGTCTCTACTGTCTCGATCTCATTATCGACAACGACAATGTTATTTGACGTTCTGAGCATAGATAGAGAGTTGACCGCATTTGTATTCTTGTGAGCCACATCATGATTGCCAGCAAGCACATACATTATTGCGCCTGTGTCTTCAAGCTGAGGAATAAATTCATTGATGACATAATCAATATCATGCAGCGTAACACTATTACGGTTATCAAAGAAGTCACCCAGCTGAATGATCTTTTTAATTCCTCGTGTCTTTATAATTGGAAAAAAGACATCACGAAAATATTCACGAAACAATTGACGAAATACTTTTGATCCGCTTCTTGCTCCGATATGTATGTCTCCAACGATTCCTATTTTGTCACACATATTGTCTCTCTTTTGCAATGGCTGCTTGAATCTCTTCCCATGTATAGTATTTCTTGTAATCCGAGATTGTTGGGCAATAATATTCGTAGTGTTCGGTAACCATATATTCAATTTCTTGACCTTCAGAAGTCACTCCAATAAACGATACTTGATTACCAGCAGAAGTATCATTAATTTCTGCATCATCTTTTACTGTGAATCGAATGCAACCACCTTGGCTATTCTCCCAATATGATTCGCCTTTCTTAAAACCACATATGTCTTTAAATGTCTTAGACATTACTATTCTCCATCAATGAAACACATTAAACCTGAATCTATTGTATCATCTTTTTGCTTCTTTGATAAAAAGGTTTTTTCATAATCTGCGATATATTTTCTTCTTTGTATTGCAGGTCCGTTATTATTGTTATTATGATTATGAAGATCAGCCTCGTTAAGATTATTCTCATCTACTTCTCCGTTAAAACCGTTTGCTTCTTCAAGACCTTTGTACCTAACATACAGTTGACGCTTTTCTTTTTTCAACTGTTCAATAATTGCATTGTTACAGACTTGAGTTAAATAAGCAAAAGGATTGTCAGATTTATGTGGATTGAAATTATGACCACGAATAGCTGCTGTCATAATTGCATGAGAAACAAGTTCTTCTTTCCAGTTATTTGAATATCCAACAAATTGTCTAGAATTACAACGACGAGTAGCAATCTGAATAATAGCTGCACCGATCTTTTCTGTCAAAGGAGGAATAGTCTCATCATTCTCAACAGCTTTCATTTTTCTATCATAATACTTTTTGTATTCTTCATATAGCTCTTTATTATTAACATATCCATAGCTAGAAGTAGAATCTCTCATCTTACCATCTCTAATCAGTTCTAACTCTACATCATCAACATCATTAATCTTACTTTTTATTTTCATAAAGTCCTCTATATCTATTAGAAATAATAATATCAATTATACCATATTTGTTTAAAAAATAATCATTAATTAAGAACTATTATTTAAACTAAATTGAATTTACATTAAATAATTTTAAAGTAATAATACTATTTGTTTTTAAAACTAATTGAGTATTAATATGAAAATTAATATTTGGACAGATGGTTCTTATAATCGTCATAATAATAAATGTGCTTGTGCATTTGTAATCAAGACAGATTTTGGATTTTACCATGAACAAAATTTTGAATTGACAGAAGGTAAGCTGTCTACTAATGTTGCAGAGATGACTGGTATTATTAAGGCATTGGAATTTTTATTAGAATTGAATGATACTGTTAAAAATGCTGATATCACAGTAATATCTGATTCTCAATATTGTACGAAAGGTATTTCAGAGTGGATCTTTAGTTGGAAAGCTAAAGCATGGCAAAATGTCAAAAACAAAGAATTATGGAAATATTTTGATAAGCTTGTTTACAAATCTGGTTTTTCTAATATTCAGTTTGAATGGGTTCGTGGTCATACAGGAGTTGAAGAGAACGAACGTTGTGATTTACTCTGTGGTGTCATAACCTCTACAAAGGCTGAGAAGCTTCGAGAGAAACTTTAACTAGTAGGTGTAGGTTATATCATCTTATCAATTAAAGTTCAGCTAGACACCACGAGACAAACTCTAAGATATGAAGTCATCTATTGATAGATCGTTCATAAACTTCCGTATGTCATACTTATCAAATTTCACAATAAACTGCTCATTATTGTAGAAACGAACTCGTTCTTCAGCATGCTTCAGACAATAGTTTGGTTTACCATCATAAGATAAGTCGTCTACGATATCAAAGATCATTGCATTTTTATATTCTTTATGAACTCGCATCATACGACCAATTGACTGAAGTATACGAACGATCGATTTTGAAGATGATATGATAAACATATTCTTCAGCTTCTTGATTGATATACCTTGCTGCATTGTACCAAATGATGCAAAGATAACTGCATCTTCGTATTCTTCCATACTGACACGAATCTTTTCTCTTTCAGTAGCACTGACTTTACCTACGATCAGAAAAGTGTTCTCATGATACTTTTTGAATTCTTCGTATAGCTCTTCTCCATACTTATCAACTCGATCAAACAGTACAAGTGAATTTCCTGGCATAGACTTGACCATTGACAGAATGAACTTGCGTCTGTACTCGTTTTCATTTATCGTTTCAATTTCGTAGGTGTATCCTTTCTTTGGATTGATGTTCTTTTTGACATCATACAATTCTTTCTTGAATGACTCAGGATAATCAATCATCGACATACGTACAATAATCTCAGCAGCTCGTCCTTGATCAATCAGTTCACGTGCTGTTACAATTCTTTTAGCTGGACCTAATAGACCCTGTATGACGAGCTGATTACATTCTACTTCATCAAGTGTACCAGTGAGTCCGTGCCGATGTTTTGTATTAATCGCTTTCTCAAGAATTCCTGTCAAGACGGATGCAGATGCAGTATGAGTCTCATCAATAAAAATAGCACCCATGTCTTCGAATATCCAGTGAGGTAGCTTTTGCATTGACTGCCATGTCGTAATCACAATCGGCATATCAACTCGTTTGCTATAATCACCAGAGATTTTTTGTACGAAACTTTTAGGACTCCAATTTGACCCTTCAAAATTACTGTAATCTTCAAAGTCATTGTAAAGCTGTTCAACTAATGCTTTAGATGGGACGGTAATAAATATACGCTTGCCTTCCATCTCGTCCATAAGCTGATAGATGCGTATAGCGATATATATAATGAGTGACTTACCTGCTGATGTTGCAGCGAGTACAGTAGAGCGATCCATGTTCAGCATATACTTTACAGCTTCACGCTGATAGTCATAAGGATCAATTGGATTTCCATCAGAGTGTGGATTGACAAACCTGATGAGCTCGTCTAAGTCTTCATCTTCAATCTGCTCAGGTTCTGGAACAAGCAATGGATCAATGTTCGTTTTCCATCCTTGTTTGTCTGCAAGTTTAAGAAGTTCAAACAATAGCCCGCAATGCATACGTTTTGTCTTGCGATTGTATAGACGCTTTATGCCGTCCCAATGTCCAAACTTAACTCGTGGATCATACTGAGCATTAGCAACTTCAAACTGAAAGTGGTCAGAGATATCCATCTCCATGTAAGGTTCGTTACATGTAACTTTCATCCATACTTCGTTTATTTTCTGAATCGTAACGGTATCAACCATCGCTATACTCAAGATATTCGTTTGTGAGTTTAAGTAATTTATTAATAGGTAAATTGACTGTAATGACGGGAATGCTTATATCCATCTGTCGTGCTGCAAAATATCTATGATGCCCATCTAATACAAATCCATCTTCTGATACAACGATAGGTGTCATAGTAGAAGTGTCATCGCCAACATCAGCTTTAATACGATCGACTTTTTCTTGCTCAAAGTTAATCTGAGTAGGACGAAACATATAGACCATCATATTACCAGAGTCAACTCTGATTCCCTGACGCTCTATAAAGTTCACATAGTCTTTTACATTTTTGATTTGTGGCATATTATCTCGTGAAATCAAAAAGCCACTAAACTGCGACATTTCTTCTGTGATAAACTGTCTAAAATTTTTCATGTGTTTGACTCTTAATAAATTCTTCTATATGTTCTATTTAATAGGAGAAAAATTGTGGAACAAAGAGACTTAGCAAGATCAGTTAATTACATTATGACAGTTGGTGAGAGTAAAGATACATCATATAGTGTTCAAGGAACTAATGTTGCTGACTTAACATTCGGCCAAGCACCATTCGGTTCTGGTCGTAAAGACTTATTTCTTCCAACCAATAAGATTGAAACAGAGCCGCTTAACATTCAGCTCTTAGTATCAGATGATCATCGTGAATGGCTTTACTTTTACAAGTGGATGCTAAAGTGTAAGAATAATGATGGTGCTCATTTAAATCAGACAAACAGCTGTGAGATTACGGCATTGAATGCAAATGGAGAAAGAATCACAAAATTTATTTACTTAGATTGTTTCCCTCTTTCTCTAGAAGGTTTACAATATACATCTGTCGGTCAATCTGTAGTATTGACTACGAGTGTAACTCTTCGCTATAATCAATTCAAAATTATTGATGTCAACGGCGAGGAAATCAATGAAGATTGGAATGGAGAATTGTAAATGTTTACTAGTGGTGATCGTGTAACAATTGAATCTAAATGGTCTAAGTTTAATGGGTGCGAAGGTACTATTATGTCTGCTGACAAATTTTTTCAAGAAGCTGCAGTAGAAATTGATGATACTAATGGAATGCGTAGAAGTTATGTTTTTCGTAGCCTGAAGAAAATTCCTATCTAAGAGCAACGTAAACTTGTTGAGCAACCGCAGTCTAAAGAAAAGTCTATTGTAGGATTTACACCATTCATTATCTTTCCTTATGAAAATGCTGCCCACGAATTCGGTAAAGACGGTAAGACTTATCTTGAAGACATCGTTGTACACATGGTTCATACGATAGATCATGGTGTAAGATTGATTAACAAAGATATTGATGAAGGCATGTACGATGATAGCTTTCCTAAATCAGTTTGGTATAATGGTAAAGCTTACAATCTCAAAGAAAAAATCAGATTCACTATTGAAGAGTAATTATGGGTTTAAGTAAAAGTGTATCAGATGATCTCGTTTCGTTGAAAGACGGGATCATCGAAGAGCTCGAAAGAATCAAAAAGATGGCTGCTTCTGATCTGTCTATTGATGACTTTGAATTGGATACTGAGGTATTGAAAACACCAAAGCTCCATACAAAGTACAATGACGTGTTTACAGATCATACTTTGAAGTTGAAAGATCTTTATGCTCTTAAAGAAAAAGTTAAGCTTGAGCGTTGGAAATACTACCAAGGCAAGCAGACTGATAAGTACTATAGCCAGAATGGAGTAATTCATGAAAAGATACTTAAGTCTGATATTGATCGCTACTTATCAGCTGATGAAAAACTTGTCTTGGTAAATGATATTGTCAGTGCTCAGAAAGCAATTACTGATTATCTTGAAAGATGCATTAAAGAAATTCAATCTAGAAACTTTCATTGTAGAGTTGCTTTGGACTGGCGTAAGTTTACAAGTGGAGGAGTATAATGATCATATTCAAATATCAACATACTAGGTCTATTGATTCATGTCACTTTTTAATGAACAAAATGGAATTGCCAGGCGAGCCAATTGAAGAAAAGCTTGATGAAAAATCAACTCTTGTTTGGCAAGGTGACAAGTTTATTGCGATTCATATAGCAGAAGAGAATCGTATGGAGTTGTATGGAACAAAGAATACAAATTCACCGAACTACTTTATCATGCGCTATCCTAAATTGGATTGGGATACATATACAGTTATTCGTTCAAAACGTTGGGGTGGAAAGTGATGAAACTATATAAAAACCAAATATTGAATACAATACTCTGGAAATGTTAGAAACCAACCATTCCAATAATTTAAACTTTCCATAAAAAAAGGGGACTCAATGAGTCCCCAATCTTTTCTTCTTATTATTATCTCAAGAATTAACCCTTAAGATTTGCTACCGCGAACTTGCGGAAGTACTCATTCTCGCCTTGGCCCAGACCGTTTCCTGCCTTAGCAGAACCGTTAGGTAGAGTAGAAGAGAATGGGTTAGCACGTACACCGTAGCGAGTTTGGAAACCGATACGTGGCTGGAATGAATCCTCACCAACTGCACGAACCATCTCAAGCGGTACGTATGGGCACCAGTAAACACCCGCGTCCCAAGCATTTGAACCTTTGTAACCAACAGTGATATAATCACGAGTTGCATAAGGATCGATGTGTACCTGGTAACGACCAAGTAGAACACCAGCAAATGTAGTACTTGTTTCATCTACGTTCAGATTAGCAAGTAGGCTTGGGTTGTAGTCAAGTACGCCTGCCATGTTCAGAGCAGATGCAACGTTAGAACTACAGATCAGACGGTTAGCCTTACCACGACGAGTCTGCTTAGCAATTTCGTTAGCTTCAAGTTCGATTTGGAACAATAGTCCCTTGAACTTCTCAACCAACCAACGACCATCGGAATCAGCTGCAAGGTCGAACAGTGCAGGAACAGCTGCGTCCTGAGCACCAATCTGTGCAGATACGTTAATAGTACGTAGAAGTTCACGATCCTGCTCTGCTGTGATTTCAGTAGAAAGGATGTTCGCAAGTTCAGATTCTGCGTCAAGACCGTGGATCTGACGAAGATCGTGCTGAAGCTCACGAGTGAACGATGCTTTCAGTTTACGTGACTTAGCAGAAACATCAGTACGTTCAATACTGAATGTCATTTCTTGCCAAGGAGTACCACTTTCAGTACCAAGTCCTTCAGCAGTTGAAAGATCCATACCTGAACCGTAATCAGTACCAGTAGTTGGATCACCTGTACCGAATGCATCAGCAGCGAAACCAGAAGTATCACCAGCTTGAGTACCAGCACCTGAGTAACCAGACTTAGCTTCATTAAATAGTGCTTCATCACCAGTTTGGTTGGTGTAGCGTGAACGCATAGCGAAGATTGAACCAGTAGGTCCACTCATTGGCTGTACGCCTGCTAGGTCAAATGCCATAAGCTGTGGCATAGAACGACGTACCATGCGAATTAGAACCGGGTCCCAATTGTTTACACCAGCAGTTTGTGTAGAAGTATCCGCAGATGCTTCGTTAATGCTCTTCATGTATTCAATCTGATTGTGAAGTGAACGTTCAGTAACGTACTTCTTGTAATCGTTTCCAATTTTTGGAAACTTATCAGATTCGATCAGTTGAGTGACCTTTTCGTTGATTTGTTCCATTGTAAAACCTCTTAATTGATTTACTTATATTTATTTATTAAAGTAGCGATTTAAACTCTAGACAGAAGATTATCCATCCAAGAATCGGATTCAGTTACACGTTCTTGTGTACCTTCTTCCTTTTGATTCTCATTTAGACTTTCTTTGCTTTTATCTTTTTCAGGAGAAAAGGATTCTTTCAGTTCCTGCATTGCAGATTCATATTGACTTTCATCAATGAACTTAACACGACCAGCTGATTCAACGAATCGCTCACGCTGTGTTTCTGTCATATCACCAGATACAGATTCAGCAATTTTTGCTTTCTTGCTTTCTGTGATCTGATCTTCAAGTTCACCAGATTTGCTCATCAGCTTTTCTACTTGCTGGTTAGCTTCATCAAGTTTTGCTTGAAGTGCTTCAATATCGTTAGCTTGCCCTTCAGGGATTACTACATTATATTGCTCAGCGACCTGAGAGAATCCAGAAAGGAACCTGTTTGCCAAGCTGACTTTTGTTTCTGACTCAATAACAAGCTTGTTTTCGTTCATGAATTCTTTAGCGACATAGTCGACATACTTTTCAACAGAAGGAATTACTTCTTCGTTGATGTATGCTTCAGTCTTGTCTTCCATTTCGCCAACAATATACTCTGCATATTCTTCAGAAATCTTAGAATACTTTTCTTCAGCAGCTTCATTAGCTGATTCTTCAATCTTTTGAGTTTCTTCTTCAATACGAGCATTATAGATTTCTTCAAATTTTTTCTTGAAGTCCTCGCTCAGCTCCATACCTTCGAAGATTTTTTGTAGATTTTCATTCATTTGATTAACCTCATGGTTGATTTACTTAATACTATTTATATCTTAATACATTTAAAGTTATTTTACATTAGCAATAAAATCTTTTAGAGAAACACGTTCAGTTCTTGGAGCAGACTTACGGTGTGCTTCATCTAGAGATCTATCTCTAAACCAGCGTTGTCAAGCACATCTGCGAATTCATATTGGTCATCTTCTGACTTGAAAATGAATACATTTGAACCATCATTCTTATAAGAACCACGAAACATATCTTTAGCAATATCGTTTGCTTTGCGAGCATCACGTACCGTTACAGTGACTTTATACTCATCTTTTTCTTCATTTAAAAACTGTTTCATTGATTTCATTTTTTGAATCCTTTGATGAACTGTTCTAGTTTTTCCATGAAGAGCTCTTGATTAATGTCTTCTCGAGCTTCTTCAGTACTTGAAACCCAAACACCGGACTCATTAATCATCCACTTCTTGCATTCTGAGAGAGTGTTGACATAAGCATCTGGTGCTGAAGGATTATCTACACAGTCAACTGCTGTGAACATTAGATCGTCTTGTACGTACTTGACACCATTCTTTTCTTTCAGAGAACCAAGTGCACGAGTAGAAACACCCATGTTGAATCCACCTTCAAGTAAACCTTTTACTGTCTGACCTTTTGGTGTATTCAGTACAAGTGCTTTACCGTATACATCGTTACCATTCCACTTAAGTTCAGTAATACGAATAGCAGCTTCAGCTGGATCGACTGTTGGATACTCTGGATGATTGAGTTCACCTAACGCACGACGTTTTGAAACGTATTCTTTGATGTACTTATCAATAGCACCTTCCATAATGTGCTTTTCATAAATACGGCCATTACCATTTTTACGTTCCGCCTGAGCAAAAATACCTTCAATGTATAGTTGCTTGCCTTGTTCAGTCTGTTCTGTCAGGACTTCAATCTGGTCAGAGTTTTCGACTAGTAAGTTGAATTTTTTACTCATAGATTCATACTCTTTCTTTTACGCATAGCCTTAAGACGCTTGCGATTAGCGCGAGTTTTAGCACCACCGCCTTTAGATTTCTTTGTTCTAACGGCTTTCTTTACTGCGCGCTTTTTCTTAGCTTTGTCTGCACCAGAAATTGGAACGCATGACTTACCGTTAGAAGAAACCTTAAAGCCTTTACGACATTTTGTTTTACGTGTCTTTTTGCCTTTAGAGTTTACGCGAACAACTCTACGTGCTTCTTCTAATTGTTCAGACATGATTAGTCTTCCTCTTTATCATCTTCTTCGTCTTCTTCGTCATCCATGTCTTCTTCATCTTCTTCGTCATCCATGTCTTCTTCATCTTCTTCATTATATTTCTTTTTCTTTCCTTCATTGACTTTAAAGCCATAAGAAGCGATGACGTCTTGTTTGGTTTCTTCGATCATTTCTGAAGTACTTTCATATAGTGAAGACTTCAGCGTTCTGATTGCTTCAGTAGTTTTACTTTCCTGAAGCTGCTTAATAAACTGCTCTGCTACTCGCATGCTTTTCCTCTCTCTGTTAAATAGTACTTAGAAGCCAGGGTCAGGCTCTTTATATTGTGAATTTGATTGTTCTTCCTTAATCTCTTTATCCATATTACCTATATCTTGTTCAGTCTGCTTCAGGACCATTTCCCTAATATATTTATTAGAAACATACTTTCCAACATACGGCTCATATAGCTGAACAAGGTCAAGCCTATCTCTCATTAGCTCGGACGAACGCATTTCTTCTAATTGCATGTCTTGAGCATATACAAAATCAATCTTGTTTTTGATCTTATCCCATTCTTGAATAGTCATTACTTTAGATAGGATAAGCTCAGTTTTAAGTAGATCAAGGAATGCTATATTGAAGCGCTTACGAATCTTAGATACAAACTTAGAGAATTTCAATTCATCTCTAGTTATTTCAGCACCACGACCACCCATGATTGAATTTTCTGGTTCTAATCTTGAGACTGGTACGTTAAGTGCTTTATACAATTCTTTCTGGAAGTATTGGACGTCTTCAATATCGCCGAGGTTCGAGTTCTTTGTAAAGATGCCACAGCTTAGTGCAAATGTATGATAGTCATGATGCTTCTCATCTTTATCAATGGTAAGCGTACCAACCTCAATCTTATCAGCCAACTTCTCAATTTTGACGACTC